AAGAATAGCCTTGCCAGAACGCTCGTTCGATTGCTGCCCAAGTGATGCGTTGTACTGTCCAGTTGCCGATTTTATGTCCTCGGACGCCCCCATTTTGGCTTGAATCAGACCAGTTTGGGCCATTGGCGGCAACGCACGTTGCGGCAACGGTAACACAGCACCCTGACCGTCCGTTACATCTGGATTGACCTCCAAATACGGCCAATTCTGCGTGTTTGCAGTCTTCCATTGGGTTTCGTACCCTTCAAACTGCCCACCATAACCAATAAACGGGGCCTTTGGAGCCAGCGCCAGCATTTCTGCCTCTTGGCTAGTCCAATAGTTGTACATCCGTTGGGCATCTTTAGCGTTTCTGACCAGCCCGCTGATGTAAATCCGGCCCTCAACTTCGTATTCGTTGCCAATTACCCGCACAACAGGAATGCAATTACCGGCCCACTCTTGCTCTTCAAGGATTTCGTAGCCGTTGATCTTGCACCACTTGATCTTTTTGATCTCTGCTTGACGTGATTTCTTCGGTTTGCCGTAAACCGCCTTTAACTGCTTGTCTTCTGGCGTACCTTCAAACGCAGTCACGTTGCCAGGGTACAAATTCAGCGTTTTACGCTCGTAATCGCAGTAAAAATACTCCGCAATTCGGATCGTATCGGTATTTAACCACTGACTCAGGTTCTGATCCCCAACACCAAGCGTTTCCAGCGTAGAAAGCGGCGACGCATTCGGAAAAAGCCTGTGGTATTCCTCTTGGCTTAAATCCTCAGTGATAAAACACCACTTAGCATCGCTGCCGCACGGGTCTTGAATCAACGGGTCCATGTAGACCGAGAAACTATTGCGTACTCTCGCGATCTTGATGTCTTGGTCAAACGTATTGTCGTCGCAATACTCGGTCAGAACCCGAATATAACCCTCGCCGTAGGCCACCTGGTTTTCACAAGCCGTATCGTAGGCCACATCGGCATCCGAGATGTACTCGATATGCCGGATCATACCGTTAAAAATCTCGGCAACCTCAACATCAGCGTTGTCATCTACCGGGATAACCTTCACGCTAGGACGATTCTGGCGCTGGTCGTTGGTAATCTGGTGGACGTGCTGCGGCAGCTTATTGATCGTCAAGCATGGCCGCGCGTTAATCGTCTGCCCCTGCACCGCGCCACGGGTCGCCAGCACATCTGCGGGCCATTGCCATTGGTTATCCGGTGAGCCTGCGTAGAACCGCAAGTCGTCTAGCTCGTCTTCCCTACTCTCGGAATACGCCGAGATTGCCATCGACAGGCGATCTCGTGCCGTTGACAGTACATCCGAGTCGCTCTTGAGTGGTTTGCCACCCAACGCGACATTGCCAACAGCGTTTATTCCGGTGTAATCGCTCACTTTTTCTTAGCCGTCTTAGCCGAGTCTTTGAAGTCTTTAGCCGTTGGCGCGTTCTTGCTGCCAACCTTGTTCATCTTCTCGCCAGAACCAGCCTTAATGCGTTCCTGCTTGGCGTGAATATTGGCGTACAGGCCGGGTTTACTCATTTCTTCTTCGCCGCTTCACGCTTGGTAGCGTAGGCAATCGCAACCGCTTGTTTGACCGGCTTACCGGCCTTTACTTCAATCTTGATGTTTTCTTTGAAGGCTTTTGGAGAAGCAGACTTTTTAAGCATTATGCACCCATCCAAGATCCAGACATTGTAGACCCACTAGACCTTAACGTCTTAGGTGGCTCTTTGTATTCTCGATGCGCTACAGGGTAAGCAAAGGTCACGGCTAATGCATCAGCCGCATCAGGACTTGCTAAACCCCTAGCTTTCATTTCCTTCTTTCCCTCAAGGAAGATCGTACCCGCGCTGTTAGGCTTTTTCATCGGACCAACCAGATCTGCTTTTAACTGCCGATCCTTCGGAATACTCGCAGACCGTAACCAGTCCCGCATAGCACCCCACATCTCTGCCCGTTTATTACCCCACATCACCGGGTTTTTGGCCTTCCAGCCAAAATTAACCCCTCTCACCTTATACCTTTGTTCAACCAGGCGGTCAAGTATTCCATACCCCAAACCACCCTCGTCAATTACCGTCAATGTGGGCTTGTACTCTTCAATCGCATCAATGACATTGCCAACCGTGGTCATCGTATCGTCGCCCCTAAACCGCTTAATCGCAACAATATCCCGACCCTGTCTAACCACAATTACCGTTGAATCCAATCCTCCTCGCGCCGGATCAACGCCAATGACAATCGGCGCGGTCTGATCTTTATATTTTTCCCTCTCCATAGCATCGTCCACCAAACCTGGCCCAATAAATTGGTCATCCCCGCTAGCCGGAAACTCTCCGTATACCTCCACCCGCGCTTGAGGTGAATCCTCACCATACTCGGCGATGATCTGCTCATACGTATTCTTGTCCGTCCCCTCAACCTCCCTGGCGTCAATCTGCCGGCCCTTCCAAAAATCCCGCTTGCCATGAAATGTCTCAAAGAAATACCCACTATTCCTCCTCGGATTACTAAACGCAAACCAGTACCTGTCTAGAATATTCTCGGTAAAGAACCCCGCACCCACCGCCCAGATCGGGTCCGGTATCCCGCTTGCCTCGTCAAATATCAACATCATTCCGTCGTGGTTGTGTACCCCGGCGTAAGCGTCCGGATTCTCTTCTGACCAGAGCTTGCCCTCTGCCGCCCAATAGCGCGTCCCCTTCTTCAGATCCCGCTCAACCAGTTCGGTCAGCCATTGCGCCGGCACGATCTTAGTCGCGCTGATCTCCCACCAATGGCTGTTGATAATCATCGCCTGCCACTTGGTCAACTCGCCCCAGGTCACCGAGCGTAGCTGGCTCTCGCTGTTGGCCGACACAATCACCGTCGAGCCGATTCGCGTTGACAACATCCACAGAATCAACCAACTCACCAGCGCAGACTTGCCAATACCCCGCCCACTAGACACCGCCTCGCGCAGCGTCTGCATATCAACCTGGCCTTTGTTCTCCTTAATATGCTTGGCAATATCTCGCAGGATCTCGCGCTGCCACTTCCTCGGCCCACTAAACTTAGCCAACGGCGTGTTTTCCTGACCCCACGGGAACGCAAACAACACGAACGCCTCCGGGTTGTCCGCAACCGCCGGCGACCATAGCTTGGTCATCAGGATCTGTTCATCTTCGGCGCTGTAACGAGTTTTTTGCATTTTTCAAAAAATAAAAAAAATTTGCGCGTGGCCACCGTTACCGTGACCGGTCGCCCGCCGGCCCTACCCGGCCCCCTCGGCGCGTGGCCGGACCCGTCGCCGGCCCTGCCTGGGCTTGAAGAATCGGCGCTAAACCGTTGATTTCATTGGACTTTTGCCGTCAGCGTTGCGACTCATCGGAATGATGGCGGAGGATATGTCCGCCATCGAACTAGGATTCATGCGGGTTTGCGGGGTGTTTGGCGTCAATACATACCTTCTCACTTACCGTAACGGCATCCGTAACAAGCGTAACGGGCTCTGTTACGGTCAGTAACGGCGCGTCCATCTCGATGACCTCGGCCTCAATCAAGCGTGCCTGCGCCTGGGCGAGCGCGTCCGTGATGCTGATGTTGCCGCTCAGTTCGATCTGGCGCGGTGCTTCGGTCCAGCGCATCTGCGTCTTGGTCCACCAGATCAAGCTCGCCACGTCGCCGGACATGGCCTTCTGATAAAGCGTCTTGCCGATCCCGGCGTGAGCTTTAGCGCGGCCTTGCTCAAGGTTCTCCTTAAACCGCTCGCGCAAAGTCGAGACGCCAATCCCGCCGCGAATCAACGATGCGATGTGCGCTTCAGCAACGCCATAACCAGCCATTGCCTCGACTTGCTTGCGCTCTTCGTCCGTTGGTTCAAAGCGTGGGCGGCCGCGACCCCTCGATTCTTCAATTTCTTGTTGATGGTTATTCATGAACTTGCTTCTGTAACGTCTTGAATTCCCTACCACAAATTGAGTTGACTGCATTTTTTCCAGTGTATTCCTCCCATCGTTTGATTATGACATCGCAATACTTCGGGTCAAGCTCCATCACAAAAGCTTTGCGCCCCATTTTCTCGCATCCGATCAATGTGCTGCCGCTTCCACCAAACAAATCAAGTACAAAATTTGATGAGACTTTAAATCTGTTAAAAACCCATTCGATTAATGATATTGGCTTTTGAGTTGGATGAACTCTGTTTTTCTTTTCTGATGCCATTGTGAACTGTCGCACAACACTTCTAAAGTTTGTCCACGCCAATTCGCAATCCGTTTGATCTGACTGCCCGTTGTTTTTGTCCCAAACAATCCAACATTCGCTGTCTGGAAGTGCGGAGCCGTAATAATTTGCCCCCCACCAGACATGGTTTGCGTCTGGATAAAGGCCAAAGGCCAGCAAAAACGAATCTTTCGCTGCGTCTGTGTTGTCATCTCCAAGAATGTCTTGCCCGTAATTTTTCTTCAGAACAGACGATTTTGTTACCGCGTTCATCCCATAAGGCGGGTCCGTAAACACCATCTCAGCTTTCTGCCCATCCATCAGCTTCTCAACCGCGTCAATCGACGTAGAATCGCCGCACATCAATCGGTGCTGTCCTAGTATCCAAACGTCGCCCAATCGCGTTACAGGCTCTTCTGGGGCCTCTGGAACGGCATCCTCATCCGTTAGCCCAGGTTCAACCTCTAACGGCGTGAGCCCATTGATCTCATCAAGGGAAAAACCAGTCAAATCTAGGTCAAACCCTGTCTCGCCCAACTCCTTGAGTTCAAGGGCCAGCATCTCGTTGTCCCATCCAGCGTTTAGGGCCAGTTTGTTATCGGCTAGAACGTAGGCTCGCTTCTTCGCATCGCTCCACCCTCTAGCCACCATCACGGGGACTTCACGCATCCCTAAACGCTTCGCTGCCATCGTCCTGCCGTGGCCAGCAATGATTCCCCCATCCTCATCTACCAACACCGGGGTAGTCCACCCCCACTCGCGGATAGAAGCAGCAATCTGCCCTACCTGCTCATCCGAGTGCGTCCTGGCATTTCTCGCGTAGGGGATCAGTTTTTCAATCGCCCATTTTTCAATTTTTTCTGCTGGATCGGTCATCTTTCGATTTTCCCCTCAAGGTGAAACCTTTGCGTACCGTAACAGCCCGCATCGTACCGTAACACCGTAACACCCTAAAGGGTGTGTTACGTTACGTTACGGTAAACTCGCCTTTGCCGACGTAACAATGTTACGGCATGTTACGGCATGTTACGGTTGTTACGGACTAACTTTTATAATGAGTTTAGATGCCAAGACTGTATCTTTAACCAGCCATCCCTTTTCCATCTTGCCTATAATTTCAGCATCGGTCAGATCCCTGATAATCATTCCTGGTCTGGCTGAAGCCTTTAGATGCTGGTCAACCGAGTTGGCTTTGATGCCTTGCTCAAGCAAAAACGTCTTAAACGCCTCTCGACTGACGTAGGGTTGATCGTTTATTACTTCCGCACCGCCAACGAACCAAGCGCGTTCCAAGTTGGTTTTGTGCTCTGCCAGCTTGTCTTCCTTTGGTTGTGGGATACGAAGATCGCCCTCTTGGAACATCTCAAACACCGCACCAGGCAGCGGCATCCCATCTTCGTCCTGCCAACCAAGATCAACCGGGCTTAAACATCCAAACAGATCGCTTGGTTCCGGCGCGTCTTTCTGCTTGGTGCAGCTAACGACAATCTCATGCGTCTTGCCATGAACCAAGATGCTCGCGTCCAATGCCCCGCGCCACGCGCTGGAACCGCGCGCACGCTGCTTGGCTTCGTTGCTATGGCCTAGGTGATGGATCAGCATGGTCGTCGCACTGAGAGCCATTGAGACCACATTACAAGCATTGATCATGGCGCGTGAGTCTTTGGCTGAGTTCTCATCCCCTGACATATGGTTGTTGAGCGTGTCGATGTTGACTAGCGCAACTGGTTCCGAGGTCAACGACCGGACTGCCGCGATCACTTGCGTAGCAGCGCCGGGGCCGTCCATGTCAATAGCCTTGTTGCTGATTAGCAAGTTGTCCAAGCTCGTTACGTTGTTACGCTTGCACCAGCTTGCGATCCGCTGGCGCATACCGTAATTCCCTTCACCTGCCAGATACACCACGATGCCGGGCTTGGTTCTGATGCCGTGCCAGTCAATACCGCTGGCTATACAACAGGCCATATCCAACGCAACGAACGTCTTACCAACTCCAGACTCGCCATACATCATGGTTGTGGCATATGCAGGAAGCCAACCCTTCACAATCCACGGCACGGGGCTTGGTTGGCCCAAGAAGCTCGTTGCGCGGGTCAGGAAATAGTCTCGTGTCGGTGACTCAGATAAAAGCGCGTCTGCGGCCTCTGAACCGATTGCGCTACTTGCGGCCACATCTGCGTCAGGCTCGTAGCGTGAGACTGAGCGTGCGATCTGCTTGATCTCGCTAGATGGTAATGGGATCTCGCAACGTGTCTCATTCGCAACACTTATCGCGGCCAGAATCTCAGCCTCGGTCATGCCAAATGAGCGCATCGCCCCGGCCAGACTGGTCAGGCCATCGTTACGGTTACCTTGGATCAGATCGCCGTTGGTTGTGGGTGCTACCTTGCGCTGCCCGAGAAGCGCTAACCAATGGGTTGGTATCACACTTGGTGCTACACCGTCTAACGGGTCGCTTGATGCCTCCCAATCGTAGGCGCGGTTTTCGATTGTGGACGGGTAAACGATGAAATACCGGCCATCGGCCAGCAAGTCTATTCCATCGGCTAGCTTGCAAGACCGGATGCCCTCAACGTGCTTGGCAATGTAGTGCTGCCCGCCGCCTGCGGTGAGCGCCATAGCGCCGTCTGACATAGGGCCGTGATCCGATAGCCATTGCTGCCAACTGGCATCGCCACCGTTGCGTGGGTCAATGTCAAACACCACGATCCCGCTGGTGCTGCCGCAGGCAATACCTACGTTCAAATTCGGGTTCTGCCCCCACCAACGCTGGATCTGGGCCGGGTCTGTCGTTGCATCGTTAACGCCGTGGGCGGTGGCTGGAACCTTCCCGTTGGGTACTACAGGCAGGACTCGCCAGCCCCATGAGGCATAGGTCAGGGCGGCTTCAATCTTGTTCATGATCGGCACGGAGCTTACCCTCGGTCTTAACTTCAATCTCGTATTGACGCGCCATCGGGGGCCTGTCACCCCACCGATAGATCACCTGGGGCCAGATTTGTAGCGCATCGGCGAGCTTTTTCAGCCCGCCAAAGTGCTTGATCGCTTCCTCTGTTGTCACTTTTTCACCTTGGGTTGAAACTTTGTGTTGACACTCTAAAGTGAAACGGGTAAAGTAGCAACAACTGCACGAACGGATAGCCCGAATGTGCGGTTCCAACCAAGGAGTAATCATGAAGTTTGAACCTAAAGAAGACCCGCCTTGGGTCATTGTGCTGGCGTCCATTGCGGTCGGCGCATCTGCTGCCATCGTCTTGTTTCTTGCGTTAAGCGGAGGCATCTGATGGCAATTCAGTTAAAAAGGACAAAGGAAGCCACCGCGCAAGCGGTCAAGTTGCTGGTCTACGGTCAGGCCGGTGCGGGTAAGACCAGTCTTATCCCAACCCTGCCAAAACCCGTGATTCTAAGCGCAGAGGGCGGCTTGTTGAGCATCGCCGACACCAACCTACCTTTCATTGAAATCACGAGCATGGATGATCTTAGGGAGGCTTACAAGTGGCTGACTAGCAGCACCGAAGCGGCAGAGTTTGAGTCGGTTGCGCTGGACAGCATCTCGGAAATCGCCGAGGTGGTGTTGAATGCTGAGAAGAAGATCAATAAGGACCCACGAGCTGCCTACGGTGCGATGCAAGAGCAGATGGCCGACATCATCCGGGGCTTCCGCGATCTGCCAGGTAAGCACGTTTATATGAGTGCCAAGTTGGAAAAGACTCAGGACGAGATGGGCCGCGTGTTGTATGCGCCCTCGATGCCGGGTAACAAGACCGGCCAGTCGTTGCCCTACTTCTTTGACGAGGTGCTGGCTTTGCGGGTGGAGAAGGATGCCGAAGGAATGACCCGACGCGCTTTGATGACTGATGGCGATGGGTTGTGGCTTGCCAAGGACCGTAGCGGCAAGCTGGATGTTTGGGAAGACGCCGATCTCGGCGACATCATAAGGAAGATTGGATCATGAGAGTGTTTGACGACATTACCTTAGACGAACTGGCCGAGCGTTGGATCGGCTACAAGGAAGCCGAGAAGTTTGCCGTTGAGAAACGGCGCGAGATTGAAGACCAGATCGCCAAGAAAGTTCACTTCCCTGAGACGTTTGAGGGAACCGAGAACGTGGTGCAAGTTGGGTCACCTTTCGCTATTAAGATTGAAGGTCGGGTCAACCGGACGGTCAACGCTGACAAGCTGCTGGTCATCGCCCATGAGACGGGTACTGGAGAGCATTTGTCCACCGTTTTCCGGTGGAAACCCGAGATCAATATGACCGTCTGGAAAGCAACGGACGAGTCAATTACCAAACCGTTTGCGGCAGCGATAACTGCCAATCCCGGTCGCCCATCATTCACCATCACAAGGAAGTGAAATGCTTTTAGACGAAACCTTTGACGTTGCCTCGCTGCCTCAGTCGGAGCGCAACTTTGAACCCCTGCCCGCTGGCTGGTACACCGCAACAATTTCTAACGCAGAAGTGATGCCTACGAAGATGGGTAATGGCAAGTACATCAAGATCCGATATGACATTCAAGGCCCGACGCATCAGGGCCGCGTGGTGTTTGGCAACTTGAATGTACGCAACCCCAACCCGAAGGCCGAGGAGATCGGACGCCAGCAGTTGGGCGAGATCATGCGGGCTATTGGCTTAACCAGCCTAAAGGATACGGACCAGATGATCGGCGGCAACCTGTCGATCAAGTTGGATATTCGGATCTCGGAGCAATACGGCAACAGCAACGAGGTTAAGGGGTTTAAGTCGTTGTCTGGCGGTGTTGCACCTGCGCCAAAGGCTGCGCCAGCGCCCCCGGCAGGTGGTGTCAAGGCCGCGCCACCGTGGGCTAAGAAGTAACAGGAAAAAAAATGCCCCGGTGGAGTGCCGGGGCAAATATACCAAGGAGAGAGCACGAAATGAAAATCCCTGACGCGCAGTATAGCATTCCCGAGCTAATTGACCAGCACCACGCAAACAAACCAGAAAAGCCTCGCGCCCATCTTGGTGCAAGCCAACTTGGTCACCCTTGCGACCGCTGGTTATGGCTGTCGTTTAGATGGGCCGTCGCATTCAAATTTGAAGGCCGAGTGTTGCGTATGTTTAGACGCGGCCAGAACGAAGAAGCCACGATCAAAGATGATTTACAGGCTATTGGCATTGAGTTCAAGCCAGGCATAGCGCAGGAGCGCGTGGATTTTGGTTGTCACATCAGCGGGAGCATAGATGACATCGCAATATCTGGAGTGCCGGGAGCGCCACAGAAGAAACACGTTTGTGAGTACAAAACGCATAACAAGAAATCGTTTGAACAAGTCGAAGACAAGGGTGTGGAGCGTGCGAAGTTTGATCACTTTGTGCAAATGCAGTCTTATATGCATGGCACTGGTATTGACCGCGCGTTGTATGTGGCTGTCTGCAAAGATGACGACAGGCTATACACCGAGCGGGTGGAGTACGACAAAGGCGTCGCCGAAAACGCAATAGCCCGTGGTAAGCGGATTGCATTGTCAGACCGAATGCCCGAACCTTTGAGCGCAGACCCTAGCTGGTATCAATGCAAGTGGTGTGCCGCGCATGAGTTCTGTCACGGCAACCGCTTGACCAAGGAAGTCAACTGCCGCACTTGCGCCCATAGCACGGCGACCGAGGATTCCAAGTGGATCTGCGAGCGCCATGCTGGTAACGAGATCCCAGTTGACTGGCAGCGTGAGGGTTGCGGTAGCCATGTCCTGCACCCCGATATGGTCCCGTGGCAGCGCAAAGAAGCCGGTGACGAGTGGCAGACCATCTACGTTATCAACGGCAAAGAAGTGGTGAACGGCGAGCCAGGCGATGGCGTGTACGGGTCTAAGGAATTGGTTGCTAACGCGCAAGCCTGTGCTGAGTCTGACGAAGGGATGATTGAGTTTCGGAAGATGTTTGATGCGCGGGTAATTGGATGATCCTGCGTGACTACCAGCAACGCGCCATAGACGATCTGTACGCTTGGTTTCTTGCTGGCTATACGGGCAACCCTTGTCTGGTATTGCCAACAGGATCAGGCAAGAGCCACATCGTTGCCGCTATCTGCGAAGACGCGCTGACCAAGTGGCCTGAGACTCGCATCTTGATGTTGACCCACGTTAAAGAATTGATTGAGCAAAACGCCGAGAAGATGTACGCACATTGGCCGGACGCTCCGCTTGGTATCTATAGCGCGGGCATAGGGCGGCGTGAGTTACACCAGCCGATCACGTTTGCCGGCATCCAATCGGTGCGGGATAAGGCGGCGCAGATTGACCACGTTGATTTGGTGATCATTGACGAGTGCCACCTAGTAAACCACAAAGATACCGGCGGCTACCGCGATCTGTTGCGCCAGCTTCAGCGCATCAACCCAAACCTGCGTGTCATCGGCCTGACCGCAACCCCGTACCGGTTAGGCCACGGCATGATTACCGATGAGCCGGCGATCTTCAACGCACTAATTGAACCAGTAACGATTGAAGAGTTGATCTTTAAGAAGCATCTTGCACCGTTACGTTCCAAGATCACATCGACTGCGTTAGACACAACCGGAGTTGCCAAGCGCGGTGGGGAGTTTGTTGAAGGCGAGCTACAGAAGGCAGTCAACACCAAAGACCAAAACGTGCGCGTGGTTAGCGAGGTCATTGCGCTGGCCGAAGACCGGAAGCATTGGTTGTTCTTTTGCACCGGCGTATCCCACGCCGAGAACGTCTGCGAGATTCTGAACTACTGGGGTGTGCCGTCCAAGTGCGTGACCGGCGACACGCCTAAAAAAGAACGCGAGAAGATCATTGAGGAGTTCAAGACAGGAAAAATTAGGGCATTAACCAACGCCAACGTGCTGACTACGGGGTTTGACTACCCAGACATTGACCTGATAGCCATGCTGCGACCAACAATGTCGCCTGGTCTATACATCCAAATGGCAGGTCGAGGGATGCGCCCTAAAAGCCACACCGATCATTGCTTGGTGCTGGACTTTGCCAAGGTGGTTGCAACGCATGGGCCGATCACTAACGTCCAACCACCAAAGAAAGGCGGTACAGGCGACGGCGTAGCCCCGGTCAAAGTATGCGACAACTGCAACGAGATATGTGCGCTGGCGGTGCGCGTATGCCCCGCCTGCGGGACGGATTTTCCCGCCGTTGAGCCTAAGAGATTAAAGCTACAACATGACGACATTATGGGCGACAGCGGGACTGAGATGGCTGTCACCGACTGGTCTTGGCGGCGGCACGTTAGTCAGGCCAGCGGCAAGCTAATGGTGTCAATCACCTACTACGGTGGCTTGAGCGATATTCCTATTACGGAATATTTACCCATACTTCACTCTGGTTTTGCCGGTGAGAAGGCGCTGGGTACGTTGTATTACATCGCCAACAAAGCACAAACAGTACTAAATCAGATCAACGAAGTGGCCGAGTCAGACGCGGTTGATTATGTGGTGGCGCAGATGAACCAAGGGTTTCCCCCAGTATCCATTGAGTACAAGCGCGATGGAAAATTCTTTAGGGTTGTGAGTAGGAAATGGTAATACCAACCGAGCATGAAGAACAACGCGACTTGGTGCGCTGGTTTCGCCAGACGTACCCAGACGTCCGCATCTTCGCCATCCCAAACGGGGAAAAACGCAGTATCAGCGTAGCTGGAAGGCTTAAGGCTGAAGGCGTTAGCGCCGGGGTTCCTGACTTGTTTGTGCCGTCGTGGGGTTTGTGGATTGAGATGAAACGTCAAAAAGGAGGTGTGCTAAGACCAGAACAGAAAGATTGGATTGATTACCTACAGGGCTGCGGGCATCGGGTCATTGTGGGGTATGGGTTTGACGATGCCAAAACCAAAATCGGAGAGCAGAAATGACCAAGAAACAAAAGCCAGAGTTCAAAGTTAACTTTAGCCTTGCTGAAATGCTTCAGCGTTTTTCTGACTATGCTTTGGAGCCTGTATTTAGGTTGCCCAACAGCGAACAGATTGTCGTGCCACATTTTATTGAGCCGCACAAATGGGTGGGATTGGGTGGGTTTATGCACACAACCGAGGAGTTGCTTAACTCCCGTGCCGTCCCAGAACTTCAATGCCTGTGGTCTAGACCGTGGACAGAAAAGATTATCTTCCAAGGTAAAGAACGGGCGTTTAGCAGCGCAGAACTTAAAATCTTGATAAAGGCACGGCTATGAGCAAAACAGAAGCATGGCGCGAGTGGTGGAACGAACTTCGTAAAACAGTTCCCGCTGGTAGTTACAACCCAATCGAAGCACGAATGTACGACGCATGGGAGGCTGCGTGGGATGCGGCAGACAAGCAATCTCAGATTGAGATTAATCACTTAAAGGAACAACTGATGCGTGCTAACACCAACGATGGTGCGTACAAGGCTGCGTTCCTAGCCGGTCAGATGGCGGCAAGGGGTGGGTCGTGGAAATGAAACCTAACTGCCAGCAATGCAGGGTCAACCCTGCAATCCACAAGGTTCCGCTATCAAGCGGTAAAGGCTATCGGTGGAAGTGCGAGGCTTGCTTTAAGCGGTTGAACACAAGCGGATTCAAGGACAAGATCGCATGACTTATACCTGTTTACGCTGCGGCAAACCAATCCGCACAATCATCGTTAACTGCCCGTACTGCGGAAGGAGTCCGTTATGAGATACGGAATCCTTGACGACGAGGGTAACGTCGTTCGTTGGATCTGGCATATGCCGCCATACCCGCACATCGTCCAGAAAATAAAACGCCAGCGCAAACCAAAGCTGGATCTATCTAACGTACCAGACGCACTATTTTGAGATAAATATGAGCCAACAGAAGGTTTTAGATTATTTAAGTGAGCACGGGGAGATGACTAGAAAAGAAATGAACGTGCCGGGCGTGACTGCCAAGGCATTGTTTGGAATACTGAACCGTTTGTGCGCCAACGGTTCTGTTTCCAAACGTGAAGTTGGAGATCACAACAGAAAGTATTTTGTGTTCAACATCGGACCTTCCCCGATAGAACCAGATTACTCGTATATTCTTAGAAACCTACCCAGAAAGGAAACCGTATGACCAATTTTGCAACGTGGCGCTACGAAAATCTTGTCAAGTTTGCAGTTGAAGCAAACGAACGGCTGGCATTGCTTAATGCGGAGATTGACGCGCTAAACGCCGACTTAAAAACGGCGATTAACGCATACCGTGAGTTACTTCGCCGCGACTCCCTTGGATTTTTCGAAGCTACGCATCCCACCGAAACCGAGAAGGCCGGCGAGTAGAGTCATCAACTGTTCAACTTGGAGGTCTGGCGGTGCGGCCAGACCCTTCGGGATCAAGTCCACGCCCTGCCCAAACGCCCAACACCATTGCATCAGAGGGTAGCCTAAGAACTGGTAGGCTAGGCCAGCAACCCCAACCCAACCAACAGCAGGACGCCAGCCAGAGACAAATAGGCTAGTAGACGCCGCTTCAATCTTATTGATGTCCACCTGGGCGAGATCGGTGGCTTGATCAATCTTCTTTTCCTCCAGAGAGAGTTTGCGCTCTTCGAGCGCCATCTCAAGTCTCTCCTTGTCTGTCGTAATGAGATCACCTGCAACTTTGCCAACCCCCTCAATAATTGACCCAATACCTATCAGATCCATCACTTCAGCCCTTTCAGAGTACGATTTAGCCAGCCCAACAGAAATTTAGACTGCGTGCGATTCTTATTGCAGATGTCAACGTATCTGGTAATTTTGGCAAGTGCGTAGGCTTTCTTGAACGCTTCGGGTTCAACATTGTTGAACTTTTGCAAGGTCACATTACCAACCGCGCCGTCTGGCGTAGCGCCCACGATCAACTGCGCCAACTTAACCGCAACGCCTATTCCGGTGTTTACACCGAAGTTAAAAACCGATTCTGCAACAACTTGGTTCGTAACTTCATCCCCTCGGATACGATCCCAAAACTCAACTTTATAAAAGTTACGCACCATTCCAGTAAGGAGCGGGTTGCTGGTGGCTTCGTGGTCAATGAGGTTCCATCCAGGCCAGTTGGGGTTCTTGTTTCTCGCAATACCTGCATATGTCATCCCACCCGTGTCGCCGGGGATATTGTGTAGAACGTAACCGCCTTCGTCGGCGATCATCTTTTCAAAAGCAGCATTGAAGTCAGCCATTGTGCGGCCTCTTATTGATAAGGTCGAAGAGCGTCTTGACCTTTTCCTCAAGAACCGCAACTCGCAGGTCGAGCTTGGCTAAGACAACAATCAACGTGATCAGCGCAAGAATCGCTGGCGACGCTTTTAGGATAAGTTCAAATGCGTCCATCACTTCACCTTCTGCTCAAGAATGACAATCCGCTCTCGGTTCAGGTGGATCAGTTCCCGGTTCTCACCAATCTGCTTTTCTAGATCTTGGCGCAACTTTTCCCGCGCCAGTTCTGCGCCGCTGTTGGCGGCTTGCTTGTTGTCGCTGGTAACCACAAGGCTGATTTTGGCGTTAAGAACCGTCACATCGTGCGTGATCTTGTCCAACGCGCTCATCAAATAGACAACGCAGGTAAACAAAATCGGCAAGACGGCAAACGCGGTCTTCTCAATTAACTGCGACTTGGCTTCCAACTTTTCAGTCATAGTTTACTCACATCAATAAGTTGACCACGGAAGTTGATGATACCCTCTGCGTACTTGCTGACCAGTTCCGGCCAAAGTGGTTTGCTGTCTTTCATTGTTATGACCGCAAACCCGCTGCGCCAGTTAACTGGCCCATCTTCAAGGTAATCAAGAAACTGTGGTCCATCTATTTCCGCAAGCGTACCAGTATCAACGCCCCATCGAGTCCCATTATAGTCCCCAAACGGCGTGACCTTGAGACTGTGTAGATGGCCGGTGATAGTCGTGACGCCAGAATTGACCGTGTTGTTGTGGGTAGCGTGGATGCCACCCTTGTAGCGGTGCTTGATCACTACGTTGTCTGACAGCCAGCAAGACCAGCAGGGATGCCATTTGGGGAAATGGTCTTTAAGCGCCGTGCCGCCGACGCCTTCAAATTGCGGCGCTGCCTCGGACAGGCGTGATTCAAAGCGAGAATCATGGTTACCCAAAGGCCAGATCAGTTGGGTGTGGTGGCGAGCCTTTTCACAAGCGTCTTCAATCTCTTTAAGTGCTTCCTGACACGCTTGCAGTTCTTGCTTCACGTTTGGGACCGCGCTCCAATTTATTCTGGCGTGTCTGCTGATTGAACTTCCGTCAAAAATATCGCCGTTGGCAATCACAACGTGAGGTTTAAGTTCGTTTATCGCCCATAGCAAGCCCTTGAAGGCCGTTGAGCGGATGCCAGGCCAGAAGTGGGCGTCAGAAAAAATAATGGCGATGCCATCAGTCAGGCCAGCTTCGTGCCTGGCTTTCTGAATGTGGATTGGTTTGCCAGTTAGTAAGTTGAGGTTCAACTTACTCTCTAAAGAACGACGCCGAGAATGAACGCGCCGCTCAGAAATCCCCGCCAGTCTAGCAACTTTGACAGGTGATTTATGCTCTTCCCATAACCGCAAGAACTCTTCGTCGCTTATTTTTTGTGGCTTCATTCTTCATCCTTGTAGAAGAACCACACCAAATAGCACAGTTTTGTTGCGGTGGGGTGACCCCCCGAGGTTGTCGGGGGGCCAGATCATTACTCTTCGGTCTGTTCGTCAACCTCTTCGGCTTCAACTTCTTCCTCTTCTTCGTCTTCAGCGTGGGCTTGGAAGAGCGCGTCGGCGGTTGAAAAGAAAAGCGAAGACAAGGTGAACTTGTTGATGTTCGATGCTTTGGCAACGAGGAACGCCACCGAGAACAGAGCGTTCAGGGCATCAACTGGCTCAGAGTCATTGATCGCGTCAAGAATGTCGTCTTTCATGTCAGGCTCCAAAAAAAGGAATTTTCAGTTTACGAACTGATGATGACTTTTTAATGACCTCTAGTCAGTATGGTCAGCAACAGCAGGATGATTGACCCGCAGCCGGTGACCAAGATCTGCTCTAGGCGTTTGATCCGGGCGTGGATACCTCGCGTTTCTTTTTCAATACCTTCGTACCGAATCGCGCAGATGTCAACGTGGGCATCAATTTTGTGTTCAACTTCAGATAATGTAACCATCATGGGACCAGTTGGTTTTGGTTAGTTGGGGCAAGGGCGTTCATTTGCTGACCGCTAACAATATCTGCGACTTCTTTTTTAAGTTTTTTGTTTTGAATTGCTTTTTTGCCATGATAAATGACAGATCCTACTGGCGCTGGTATACCGCCAAGACCAGAGATCACAACGTCCATCATTGCAATCAAAGCAGACGCAGTACCTGAGGTGTTTGCAGCTCCAGGAGGCAACGTCAGAACATCTTTAGATGCGTCCATGAGAGTTCTTAACTTTTCAGAGCCACCTTTAGGGAACAAAAAATCTAGTTTGTCATCTAAAGTTTTCATTGCTTGGTTGAACTGAGCAGCAGCAACCACCGTGTCGCCACGTTCGTTTGTGGTAACACCTTTAGTAATTTGATCTCTAATATATTTAAGAGTTGAACCTTGCAGTTCGCGCCATGCTTGCTTTCCTTCTTCTCCAGCCGCTGGTTTTGTCAACGTGTTCCTTACGTTTCTAACATCATCAAGACTACCTTGGATGATTGAACGATTAAAAACATCTTCAAAAGCAACTCGCCGGTCATTGGTTCCCGGTTTTTTGCTAAGAAGATCGTTGATTACCCCAACATTTTTGAATTCAGTAGCGTAGTTGTCGTGCAACCTACGAGCTTTTCTGTACTCGTCAAACCCTGGCAATCCTTCGGTAATTGAGTCAAGTTGATTGCCAATTTCCGGCATAAATGCTTGGTTTACTGGGTTGCTCTTGGATATTCTGTTAGAAGCCTTTCTTAAATCTTCAATTTGTTTGACTGTAAGCGGTTCGCCGTTTGGGGAAAATTGATTTAGTTTTAGTTGCAAATTTGCAAGGACAGGTGCGTTCCCGCTTTTTATTTCGGATTCGTAACCGTTTACCCATGTTTTTAACGGCGTGACATCAACAGATTGGTTAAGTTCGCCGGCATCTTGAGCTTTTTTATACGCTCCGCTGATTTCAGTTTTTGCCTTGTTAACACGATCAACAAGAACCTTATCAACAACTTTGCCTGTTGCTCTTAAAGTTGGTGCTTCAGCGCCAGTTTCATCTAAAAATTCGCCAATGTTTTGCAAAATACGTTGGTTGTTATCCATGTACAACTCACGGATAGGTTTGCCAACTTCTTGCTTTGCCAACTCTTGTTCTCGGCGCAACGCTGCCGTGTCTCTTGTGATGTGTCCGGGCGTCATACGCAGCGGTACTGGCAGTTCCATATTTCGAGCAACTCGCATTTTATCAATGCCAGTTAACGCAGCACCACCACCAGCCATTTGTGGTTCCGGCGTCCGTACCAGAGCGTTCTGTACCGTTTGGGCTACACGTTGCGCTGCTGGCGTAGCGCGAGCGGCGAGAGCGTTGGCTGTTTGAGCAATTTGCCCCGCCTGACCAACAGCCGGCACAAACGCGGGGAGGTTTGGCATTAAATTGCCAACCGATTGAAGGTTTGCTTGTGCAGCAGGGCTTATGGGTACGTTGCTACCCAACTCCATAATTTGACGGGCGGTCTGCTCTTTAGGAGTACCCGTAAGTATTTCTTTGCCCAAACCAATGGGTGCTGCGGCCAAACTAGTTAGGCCGCCATAAATCATTCTTGCAGCCGTTTCCGGCGCTGCACCTACTCTTTCAAAGAAAGATGGTTCTTGCAACGCTGGTTGGGGTACCGCGCCGGGAATTTGTTCCGGTGAAGCTATAGACAATTCTTGGGGTTGTTCTTGCAAACGCAAACGTGCTTTTGCCATAGCAAGCGCACGTTGCTGCTCAATTGTCATTGCCACAGTTTTTTCTCCTCTGGCGTCATCACATCCCAAATTGATTGGTCTACACCAGACGGAGCTTTAGACGTTGATGCTTTGGTTTTTTTCGCTTCAAATTTACTAGGCAACTCAATAGGTTGAACAGAAAGACCAGTTCCTTGAACAGCAGATTTTGGTATTTGCCTAACTCTTGTGTTCCATTTTTCGGCAGTTGCTTCTGCCGATCTTCTTGCCAATTCAGCGGTTCGGCGCAAAGTTTCTGGCGTCATATCTATGTTGCCGCTTTTTGCTTTTTCCAAAAAGTCTCTGTCGGCGTTAGTAAATCCTGCTCCTGCCCCCAAACCAGAGGTTTTAATTGCATCCAAAGTTTGAGATGCCAAACCTACTTGCAATTGTTCGGTGTTGGAAATTAACTCCGTATTATCTTTTCCGACAAACCCAGGGAGCCCAGAAGCATTCAATAGTTTTGCGGCTTTAAGTTTCCACTCCGCCCCGGGGCCAGCAATTATGTTTCCAGTAGACAAAACTTCTAAAATTCTGTTTGCATTTCTTGCCGCATCTGGTGCGCTTGCTGCGGCGTCTCTTAAGTTAATATCGCTTTCTGCGAGTTTTCCAGCAAAAGCCCCGCCATATTTCCCTTCTGTTGAAACGCTTAGATTTACACTTGTATTTGGTTTGTTAGACTTTTGAAATCTATCAAATGCCGCCTGTTGCTCAGGCGTCATATTCATGTATGCATTAAACATTCTTTGATCTGCTGGCGTTCCTTCGGGCGTCGACATACCCACGCCGCCACTTAGCAAAGTTTTTCCTTGCCCAACTTCCGTAAGTTTTCCAAACGAATTAAAATAATCCCGCGCTTCTTTGGCTTGCGGAGCAAATTTTGGATTCCGCAACGCTTGCCTTTCCCAATAGCGCGCTCTTTGCGCCGCCGATTGTCTTTCCGCGTCAAGTTGTTGCTTAAATTGATCTGGAACTAGCGCGTTTGTAGCCCCCTGTTGCGGAGCAAGATTATTTACAGGCGCGGGTTGCCCTTCAGGGCCACTCAAAGCACCAACTTTTACTGTCCCCGGGTGTGCTGCGGCGTATTTTTCTTCGGCATCATACAAGTCAAGGTCTTGCCTAAGACGCGCGCCTACATCTCGTACAATTTTGTTTGGGTGCGATTGTAGCCCAGTAATTAAACTTCTGGCGTTTGGCAAGTCTTCTTCAGATTTTATTTGCGAAGATACTTGGTTAAGAATGGTTTTGGCTTCTTCTTTATCAGCCAACTCTAGTTCACGAGCCTGCTGGTTCAACCGCGCTGTTTCTTGGTTCATTTGAGCAGACCTAATCTGCTCGACCGTAGCCATGCGAGACAGTTGGTCTGGCAGTTCAATACCCGCAGAACCGCGCAAAAGGTTAGTGTTCAGCGGCATTTCACGGCCTCCGTAATGCGGCAATGAGAGCGTTGTCGCTTTCGTTTCTGAGATATTGACTTGCACCGCGAGCCAAAGCGTCGGTTGCGTTCAAATAAGAAGATGCTTTAATGTTGCCCGTATTGGCTAACGTTTCAGCTTGGTTTGTACCGTATGCGCCAGTAGTCGCGGCCAAATTATTGGTAGCACCTTGACCATATCCCGCCAATGTCTGTAACGGAGCCAATTTCATGTTGTAATCGGTGTTGTACCGATTGTAAGCATTCTGGTATTCCTGCGACGCCAAACCTTGATTGTATTGTTGCGCCCCTTTAAGCGTAGCGCCAGATAACAAACCGCCGCGAGCGGCAGCAGTACGGTCCAATGCTTTCATGCCTTCTGACAAACGAAAAGCGTAACCCGGATCAACTTGAAATTTGTCAGCCGAAAAAGGCGTGAACTGCATTTCAGGCGATTGCAGTTTGTTAAGCGCGGTTATACCCGCTTGACGCCACGGTTCTTGAAGTGCTTTCTGTTCTTGGAAAATTCTGTAGTTTGAATCACTTATGGCTTGATTGGCCTTGGACATTGAATTGGCTGCGCCAAGCGATCCAGCCGCCCCTAACAAAGCACTACCAGCAGTAAGTGCGGTTCCAGCAGAAATTCCGGATGGAAGATAGGACATTAGCCCTGTAGATTCCGCACCTACTGGAAGACCAGCACCGCCTGTTAAAGGAAAAGCGGAAGACGCAACGTCGCCGCCTAACGTCATACCTCCTGCGCCCGTACCAAGAAAATTTGTAGGCATGGAGGTAAGTGCTTCGCCCCCTGCTAAAGCATTAGTAGCGCCAGCAGTACTTGCCAATTCACCACTAGTAAGCGCGGCGTTAATTGCTGCCTCGCCGCCTGCAACTTCAGCGGCGGCTACCGTACCGCCGGTAGCAGGGTTAAAGAACGCTCCGATTTCAGGCGCAAAATAGTAACCACCCGCCAAAAGTGCTGGAATAGCCCACCCGCCAGGAATTCTTTCACGGACTGTATCATCTAGACCAGCAAGTTCGTCACTTACTTTATTAACCAATCTTTGAAAGATATTCATTATGTAATCTCCCGCCCGTTAGACCGGATGTTGATCGCCGATGCCGTCCCTGCGATGGTGCTGATAAACCCACCAGGCGCTAACGCCGAACCAATGATTTCGGGGAACGTATACGTCTCTGACGGTTGAAGTGTCTTGGCTTTGACGATCAAATTCTGATTGCCAGCCGAGTCTGCAACCGTGACCAAGTTGACGCTAATGGTCGCCGCTGACCCGCTAAAGTTGGTCGCGGTAAACTTATCAATCAGCGTCGTGACGCCAACGGCAGTGTATTGGGTAGTTTGGCTTGGCTCAGCCAGCTTTGCTGGGATCAATAATTTTACGGTAACAGTCATGGTTGTGCTGCCTTATACGCCAAAACCAACGCGTCGTAGTTGTCGCCAATCTGAGTCTTAAGAACGTCCCTGATTCGAATAGTCTTGTTTTGCTCTGCCCGTTCGGTCCTGATCAACGAACGCAGCCGGTCGCGGTACTGGTAATCGCTAATTGATTGAGCATCGTCATCTGACAACGAATGCGGCAGTTCGTCAATCTTGACGCCCTTAAATGCCACCCAATTCTGGGGCCAATCATCCAAAGGCAACGCCATTAGCATAGCAGAGTAATTGTCAATATTCACCTGATACCCGTAGATTTCCATTTCGCGGTAATAGGCGTTCATGACTGCCGAAGCTAGTTTTTCGTCGTTAGTAATCATCTTGACTGGTTAGAAAAAGACACACAAGTGGGAGTAGTTGCACTAATAGATGGGTTGGTGTATTGCGTACCAAACCCTGCGCTCCAAGGCCAAGCGTTAATCGGCCCACCGTTTTTAGAGATTTCAGTGCCTGTGCTTGACCAGCTCACTGTAACGGCGCTAGAAGACGTTGGGCTAAAAATTCTAGTGCCAAACCCAGAACTCCAAGGATACACAAAAATAGGTGTCCCAGCGCCGGTTCCAGTTGCCAAATATGTCCCGTCTGGGTTGAAATCCACAGTGTTTTTTATAACACCATCAAGCGTTGGGTTAGCGTATTTTGAACCAAACCCAGAACTACTAACTGCGTAAGCAGTAACGTACGGGTTAAGCCCAGCGCCAAGCGCCAAATCGTTTGTCACTTTGTTAAACGAAATCGTTTGACGTATAGCGTTGCCGGTGTACGAAGTTGAAGGATTAGCGTAACGCGTACCAAACCCAGATGAAGATGACCAAGGATACAAAGCAACATACGGGGTTGCGCTAAAATTAAACGCCACCAACGTGTTGTCGCCGTTTAGAGAAATTCCGTAAGTTGCACCGCTGTTGGTAATGACGCTTCCGTTGGTGTATTTGGTTCCAAACCCAGAACTCCAAGCCCATGCTTGCGGATAAGACGGAGACGATTGGTTAAATGTAAGAATTGCATCTATCGCGTTTGTCCAAGTAAATCCAACTGGCGTACCAGTTGGGCTTAAAAGACTGGATGGATTGGAGTATCTGGTTCCGTACCCAGAAGCGGACCAAGGCCACGCGTAAATGTATGGCGATAGTGAAAAAGATGCAGAAATTAAAGAATTGTCCCGTACAAACGAAATTTCTTGTACGGTGATAGAGGTTATGGCCGATGGATTGCTATAAACAGTTCCAAAACCAGTTGTAGAGTCCCAAGGAAAAACACCTACCGTTGCGCCAACCGTGGCCGATCCAGAATACGCGATGTATTGCGATGAAGTAGGTGGTACTGCCCCATACCCATAATTGAACATTCCAAGAAAACCGCTCATGTCACACCCAGACCAAAAACGTACCAAGTGTCGATTGCAACCTTGATCATGGTAGCGACACCATTAGACGCGACAGATCTGTCACCTGTAGACGTTGAGTTGGCTAACTTAAGAGTAACACCCGATCCAGCTTGAATAACCAACGCGGTTGCGTTGCTGATGACGCTTACAACCGTACCAATCTCAAACGCCACACTACTATTGGGCGGCACCGTAACGTTGCCAGTTAAATAAAGATGTTTGGCGCTATCTGACAAAACCAACGTTCCGCTGATGTTGCTCGATTGAGGCATGGTAAGGAAACCAAACCCATAAGGATTGCCGCTACTGTCGTTAACCGTGGAGCCGGTTGCTAACCCCGTAATAGTCTTACTAGTTAGCGTCTGTATGCCAGTCAACGTCACAACCGTGTTATCAATACTGACCGTGCCAGACGTTGTTATCGGCCCACCAGTTAGACCCGTGCCGGTATTTACTCGCGTAACACTTCCAGACGATCCGTTGCTGGCGGCAGTTAACTGCCCTTGGGCGTTGACCGTAATGTTTGCTGCTGTGTAGCTACCAGGCGTGACTGAAGTGTTTGCTATCGCAATCGTTCCGGTCGTAACGATTGGGCCACCAATTAGCCCTGTTCCTGTATTGACTTGAATGACGCCGCTGTCTGGGACTGGCTGACCAATTGAAAAATCGTTGATGTTTGAGCCAGATGGTTGCGGCAGCGGAACGTAGTTTAAGTATTCAACTGCCGTATCGTTTGAACCAGAACCGGTCAGCGTAAACAGGTTCAAAAAAAACCTGTACCACTCGCGCGACATCAATCCGGTGCGCGAGTCAATAAAATCAACCCGAGGTGCGGGTATCTGGGTGATGTTATTGATGACTGGCATTAAGAACTTGTCCCGCTTGCGTGCAGTTCTGCCCCCATAATGGCAATCTTTACGGGGTCTGTGCCAGATAACTCATACACTCGATCACGCAGTTTGAGCGTCATACCCAAACGCCGCCAGAACACACGCTGTTGGTAAATGCCAATTTTGCCAAGCGTTGCCCAATGCTCGTTAGACCAAGTGTGACCGCCATCGTCCGACCATCGCAACATTACTTGCGGGTCAGATCCAACCGTAGGCGTACCTTCAGCGACGCTGACCAAATAGTCACCGCTCTCGGTAATAATAAACAAACCGGATTCTGTTAACAAATACGTTGGATCTGTACCGCTGCTGTTATTGATACCAACGCCGCTTTGACAATCCAGTTGTAAGCTATGGTGCGCCGTACGAGTTAGGTTGTTTTGCCCCGTTGGCAGCGCCCGCCAAGATCGCAACCATTTTTGTGGCGCACCGTTGTCAGCATAGATGTCTAAATCAAAAGCGTACAAATTGCCATTAGCAAAATCGCCAACAACAATCTCGCTGTTAAACGCCATTTGGCAGTTGCTGCGATGGCGCAAAAACAAACCGTTAGAAAACGTCGCTCGTTCATGCCACGCTTGTGTAGATACGTCGTACACCCAAGTTGCATTAGCCGATGGGAATGTTAGAACGTAAAAGGCGTGACCTTCTTGCTGATAGGTGTACGCTATCGCATCGCTGATAATTGGATATTGTGCAATCGCGTATTCAATTGCGTGAGTACTTACCCGCTGGCCGGTATAGCCATTGGCGCGGTAAACGATACCTTGACCGCGAGCGTCGGCGCCCAACCAAAACAAACCGTTGTCTAACTTGGCTACCGAGAACGTTGCCGCACAACCAATCTCGTTATACGCACCTTGGATGCGTTGCAACGGAAAGTCTGCGTTACCCGAGTCATACCAAACTTCAACCGAGTTGGTTCCATACAACCACACTTCGCGGTGGTCAACAATCATGCCAACCAAATTATCTGGAGAACCTTCCGCACTGGCAAAATCTAGCGGGTCAACCGACGTACCTTCTAAAAGCGCAGTTACCCAGACTTTTTGACTATTTGGCTCAATAAATACAAAGTAACCATCCAGATACCCAACAGTCAAAGCGCCAGGAAAGTCTGGGTCTGTGATTTGTACAAATACGTTGGTCAGCGAGTTGTAGATGTAGCTTGGGCCACCACAGGCGATAAACAACTGTGTACCGTTGTCAGCCATGCTAACAGGCCCCGTGCCGGACACCGTACCCAATAATGTAGCAACGTAGTTGCTAGTAATCTTGTAAAGTTCTAACCCGCTGACAACGTACCCAACACCGTTAAACGTCCACAGCCCACGAATGGGACCAGTACCAACGGTGGCTAGTTTTGTTAATCCCGGCGCTCGATTTAGAAATGCCGGTTCTTTACCGCCTTCGGGGATAATCTCCGGAAACAAATTTACCATTCTGTTGTCGGCAGCATTGATGCTCCGAGCAACGTATGCCGATCCCAGAATCGGCGTTTTCATCAGTAGTTACCGGCGTAGACGTTGAACCGCTGGCGCGTTGCAACCAGCGAGTACGGCATTGCCATCACATCGTCAGGATTATTGATGCGCTTGAGGTTGCGCTTGCTGGTCATAGCAATCCGCTTGACCTGCTCTGATGGTTCAACACCAAACTCAGGCGCGATTTCCATCGCCAGATTGTAAGTGAACGCCCGCAGGTAACCTGGCGGGTAAGCCATGATTGTTGCCAGCGTAGCTGGCTGCATCAATTCTTCAACGCTGATGAAGTGCCACTCCAAAACCCGCGTGGGTTTGGGGTAGATCGTCATCATAATGTTGGGGTATTCCATGTTAATCCACATCACCTGTGGATACGTGGATGTCACGGTCTTAACCGCGATGCCGTCGTACTGCTGCTGGTTGATAAACTTGATGCCGTAGCTTACGTTCGTTGACGGGTCGCGGAAATATGTTGCATCGTCGAGCAGGATTGGGCGGTTGCCCACAAAGTCGCCAGACGGTCCGAGCGTTTGTGTAATCAGACCTGGCGTCCAAAGATATGTCTGGTCTTGCGTGTTGTACACCGATAGGCGCTCGGTGTTCCAACTGTCAATCATTTGATTCATTGCAGTCAATGAATCTTGCATTACCGAGGCCGAGGTTGTCTCACCTTCTGCTAGGACACCTAACAAACGCAAGGCGCGGTTGATCTGCTCACCAGCGGAATATGTCGCCATCGTAAACCTCAGTAGACGGGGCCGAAGCCCCGCCGTTTAGCTTGCGCCGTGAATGATTGAGTAATTGATGATAACGGCTTCAGAGTATGAAGTCGCGCTCAAATTACGCAATGCGATTACAGCAGAACCCGTGGTCAAGCTGCAAACGTAAGTGGTGTATGCAGCAGCGGTACTACCAGTCGTAACGCTAGAGATACACACAATCATTGTGTCGTTAGCAGAAATCAGGTTGTTGTTCAGCGTAAATGTTGCTACTGCACCACCGGCCAAAGCCGCGTTGTTCATTGTGATGCGACCAGCAGACTTGTTCAACGTGACTGCCGTTGATTTGTCTGTTGCTTGCGTAACCGCACCTTGAGCGCCCGCGCTATAACCAATTTCTTGGCTTGCGTAGCAGGTCGTGAATTCTGGATCGCTATATGCAACCCCTACTGCTTGCGTATTAGGCATAGTAATTCCTTAAAAAAGGGGAGAGCTT